GCAAGGGCAAGGCTGCGGCAGTGGGCATCGACGGACGCGCTGACGCGACCGACCTTGGGCAACAGCTCATCTCGGCTGGCATGCCCAAGCAGGCGGTCATGGTGGCGAGGACTTCTGACGCCATCGCCGCGGACGCGATGCTCGTGAACGCCATCAACGACGGCAACCTCACGCACCTCGATGACCCTGCGCTCGCGGAGAGCGCTCTGGGAGCCACGCGGCGCGTCATCGGCAAGGATGGCGGCTACGGCTTCGGCGGCGAGTGCCCCGAACGTCTCGATGCCTGTGCGCTCGCCCTCTGGGCAGCGAGAACCACGAAACGCGACCCACGTCGCAAAGGGAGGATAGGATGACGCAACCAGACACCTTCCGTCCGCTCAGCGCGGCGGTGGTCGATATCAGCAGCATCACGAAAGCTGCTGGGCTGAGCGATGATGCCGCATGGTGGGCAAAGCTGCTCGTGGGCGAGTACCAGAAGCACGTCGCGCACAACGAGATGCTCAGGCGCTACTACGACGGCCACGTGAAGGTTAGCGACTATGGCGTGGGTGCCGAGATCGAGAACGACCAGCGCTGCCACTGGCCGGCAAAAGCCGTGGATGCCCTCGCAGACCGCATCACGTTCGAGGGCTTCGCGCTGCCTGACGGCATGGACGAAAGCCACGCTGCCGCGCTAAAGGCCGTCGAGCTGGACAACAACCTGGTCAACAACTACAACCGCCACCTCACGCCCAAGCTGCTCTACGGATGCTGCGCCGCGACCGTGACGCGCAACAAGCAAGGCAGGGCCGTCGTGCGGTTCCACAGCGCCGAGACCTTCACGGCGATTCCCTCACCCGACGGCAAGGACGGCGTGGTGGCGGCAGGGCTCGCCATCGCCCGCTCCGAGTACACGTCATGGAGCAGTGGACAGCTCGTGCCGACCGTGGTCAACCTGCACCTGCCCGGCAACGTGGTCGAGCTTCGGCAGGTGGCGAAGGGCGAGTGGGTCGCCGAGGACGGGTTCACGGCAGAGCAGGAGCCGAGCCTGTACGTGTTCACGCATGACGGAACCGGTTCCCTCAACGCATTCGGTCGCACCCGCATCTCCGCGTTCGTGCGCACTATCACGGACGATGCCATCCGCTGCATGTGGCACATGCAAATCTCAGGCGCCTACTACTCCATCCCGAAGCTCATCATGCTCAACCTCATGCCTGAGCAGTATGAGGCGGTCATCGGCGACAAGTTCAAGTACCAGCTCGACCGCGTGATTGCGACCGAGGTGGACGAGAACGGCGATTCGCGCACGGCAATCCAGCAGCTGAGCGGAAACAGCCCGCAACCCTTCGTTGACGAGCTGCGAGCCCTCGCGTCGCAGTTCTCGGGCATGACGGGCGTCCCGCTCAACTCTCTGGGCATCGTGCAGGACAATCCGTCGAGCGCGGAAGCCATCGGCGCGTCGCGTGAGGACATCTGTCTCATCGCCAATCGCGACATCAAGGAGGACAAGCCCGTCCTGCGCAAGGTCGCGCTCGCCGCGCTCAGCGTCCAGCTCAACACGACCGTGGAGCGCCTGCTCGCCGAGCACCCCGAGCTTAACGACATCTCGCCGCGCTTCGCATCGCCCGTGCTGCACACCTACAACGAAATCGCCAACTTCGTCACGCAAGTCAGCAGCGTCCGCGACGGCTTCGGCAAGACCGACTACGCGGCGCACCTTCTGGGCGTGCCTGACGAGGAATTGGAGAGCGTCAAGAGCGATGAGCTGAGAAACGCTAACGCGACTATCGCGCAGAGCATCTTCGGAGGCGCATAATGCAAATCCCGCGCAGCTATATTGACGGCTTCGCTGACTCGCTCGAAAAGCTTAGCGACGAGATGAAGCAACGGCTCGCGGATGCCCTCAGCAGCATCAACTGGGACGCCTCCGTTGCGGATGTGCGAAACCAGCTCATATCCATCATGCAAGTGTATTGCGGCGAGTCGGCAGACGTCGCATCGATGCTCGCCGCTGAGTTCTACGACGGCCTGCGCGAGTATCAGGTGGGTGAACCGCTTGGGGCTGTTGCGACAAGTGGGACGTATTCAGACGAGGCCGTTGATAGCTTTGTTCGCTCTGCCGTCCAGCCACTTGTAGACCATGGGCTAGACGCGGTGCCAGAGGTAATCAGGGCAATGACGTCGCGAGTTGGGTACGAGACCAAGAGCGCAGCAGGCGAGACGATATTCAGAAACGGAGAGCGAGACAGCAAGCGAGTACGTTTCGCCCGCATCCCCAGAGGGTCAAAGACGTATCCGCATGGATGCCCGTTCTGCCAGATGCTCGCGTCGCGCGGCTTCGTGTACCGCAACGCAAAGACGGCGGGCGAAATGAACCACTTCCACGCGGATTGCCAGTGTATGGTAGTTCCTGGCTTTGGTGACAATCCGAAGGTCGAGGGATACGATCCGAACGAGTACCTAGACCGCTGGCAGCATCCTGAGAACTACCCATCATCATCAACAGAGGCCCCGACAGACAATGCGCCACAGTGGGCAAGAGATTTGAATGTAACCGTCTCTGAACGTGATGTTGGACTTCCGTCTGGACAAAGGGGCACCTCATTGCGGACTGCCACGTGTGACGTTTATACGACAAGCGATGGCATTGAGGTGATTTTCCCGCAAGGGACAGATTTCTCTAAGCAAGATATGACTCCACGGCATGCCATTGGGTTGCTTGAGCGTGTGCCGCCGGAAATACGGTCAAACATGCAGCGTCAGGTATTCTTTGTTGACTATGAGAACCCGCGAGACCCGTATTGGAGAGCCAGGTACAGAAACTTCACCAGATCATATGCTACCGGCGGGAATGAGATAACGTTCTACGAGTGGACTGGCCACAACGATGACTATGTTGTGCGCACATTCTGCCATGAGGCAGGCCATTACATAGACAGACAGAACAGGGATGTTAGTGGTTCGCAGCAGTGGGATGATGCACGGACTGCCGACATGCAAGCGACGGGACACAGCTCTCCGACGTCTTACGGCAACAACAGCAATGCGGAGGACTTCGCTGAAAGTGTCGCCGAATGGGCGACAAATCGCTCAAGCTTCATGGTAGAATATGCACATCGGGCGCAGATACTCGCCAGCCTGATTACATGATTTGGGGTGACGTGATGAAGCCAAACAGAGTGTATGGTCCAACTCCAAGCGGCGGCGATTATTCCGAAATCGTTTTCTTCAACGACGATGGCGATGTTGTTGAAGAGAAGGACGCGACTTGCTGCGTTATTCGAGAGTGCAAGGACGACGGCTCCATCGTGAACGAGACTTGGGGAGTCGTGAACTAGCTCACTTCAAGAATCAAGCTTTGAAACAAGCGCCTTTCCGGGCGCTTTTTTCATACCCACGCATGGCGGCAGGCGGTCAACTGCCGCACCGATACCCGCTAGGGCGGGGGAAGGAGGCCACATGGCCGACGAAATCACTCAGGAAGACACTGAGGGCACCACCGAGCAGACTGCCTCAGTTGAGCAGTCTGGTCAGCGCACGTTCACGCAGGAGGACGTAAACCGACTCGTCGGTGAAGCCCGCGTGAAGGAGCGCAAGAAGTACGAGGGCTATGTGGACGGTTCTCAGCTCACCGAAGCCACCGAGCGTGCGACCAAGGCAGAAGCCGAGCTTGCCGAGCTAAGGGCCACGGCACAGCGCAACGCAGACGTGAGCGCCGCTGCCGAAAAGGCGGGCATCCCGCTCGAGGTCGCGCAGATGCTCAACGGCTCCGATGCTGACGAGCTTTTGGAGCAGGCGAAGAAGCTGCTCAAGCTCATGCCCGTCCATCCGACCCGCACTGACGATGGCGGTGGCCGTGCTGCCGCCAAGAAGACCAACGCGCAGCTCTTTGCCGAAGCGCTGAGCGCGGCTGCGCAGAAGTAGAAAGGGACACACCATGTCCGTTGATATCTATCGTGGCACTACCAACGTCGTTCTCCCCGAGGAAGTCAGCGCCGAGATCTGGTCTGCTACCATCGAGGGCTCCGCTTTCATGTCCGCTGCCCGTCACATCTCCATCCCCGGCTCTGGCGTGAAGGTTCAGACCATCACGGGCGAGCCCGTCGCTAACTGGGTGGACGAAACCGCTGCTAAGCCCGTCTCCAAGCACACCCTCGGCAAGAAGACCATCGTGCCGTTCAAGCTCGCTGTCATCGAGGCGTTCTCGCAGGAATTCGCCCGCGACGCCAACGCTCTCTACGCTGAGCTCGTGCGCCGACTCCCGATGGCCCTTGATGCCAAGTTCGACTCCACCATCATGGGCAGCACGGCTCCTGGTACTGGCTTTGACGTTCTTGGCAGCTGCACTGCCGTCTCGCTGACCCCCTCTGGCTCCGCGACCGTCTATGACCAGATCCTGACGGTGGACGGCAACATCGCCACCGCTGGCGGCATCATGGATCACATCATCCTCGCTCCGCAGGGCCGCGCCAAGGTTCTTGGCGCTGTCGATGGCAACGGCCACCCGCTGTTCACCGCTGGCGTCCAGACTGGCACCATCTCCCCGATTCTCGGCGCTGAGGTCTCCACCTCCAAGCACGTCTACGTGGATGCCGACACCGACATTTACGGCATCGCTGGCGACTTCACCAAGGCCGTCTGCGGCACCGTCGAGGGCGTCAAGATTGCCATCTCCGACCAGGCTACCCTCACATCCGGCAACACCACCATCAACCTCTGGCAGCAGAACATGTTTGCTGTCCGCGCTGAGGTCGAGGTCGCGTTTGCCGTCGAGGGCACTGGCTACTTCAACCTGCTCACGGCCTAAATGGTGATTCTCATCGCGCCCAACGGCGTGGTGATAAAGGCTGCTGATGCGGACGTGCCCCGCATGCTCAAGGCGGGGTACGCCCATTTCGAGCAGCCGAAGCCCGCATCTAGGCGGCGCACCACCACGCGCAAGGCAAAAACCAGCAACTAGCAAGGAGGTGGGCGCATGGCGTCTTACGCAACCACTGCGCAGTACATCGCCCGCTATGGCAGCGTGACCGATACGGCGATGCTGCAAGAGTGCTTGGACGATTGCTCTGCGGTCATCGACGTGGAGCTCGAGAAGCGCGGCATCGACCCCTACGACATCTCATCGTCCCGCCTGATGCGTGCGTGCCGTTCGATGGCGAACCGCGTCATGCCCACCGAGGGCAGCGACATCCCCGTGGGTGCCACGCAGGCGAGCTTCACGGCTGGCCCCTACAACCAGCAGTTCACGCTTGCGACCACCTACGGCACGCCCAAGCTGCTCGCGTCGGAGCTTGCCATGCTCGGCATCTTCGGCGGGCGCATCGGCTGCGGCAGGATGGCAGGCTCAGATGATTAGGGGCGAGACGGTCTACGTGTCGCTGCTGACCACGGGCGAAGCCGACCGTCTGGGCAACCCCGAGCGAACCTACGCGGAGCCCGTGGCCGTTGACAACGTCGTGGTGGTTCCCGCCACGGCGAACGACCAGAGCGTGCAGCGACCTGACGGCATCACCGTGACCTACACACTGCATTTCCCTCGCGGCTATTCGTCCGCGCTCCGTGGCGCGAAGGTGACCGTGCGCGGTGACGAGTTCTATGTCTCTGGCTCGCCAGCGCCATACACGGAATCCAACGTGCGCGGGGCGTGGACGATGCCAGTGGAAGTGGGGCGGCACGATGGCTGACGGTCTTTACGGATTCACGCCGAACGTCCCCGGCATCAACCAGGCATTGAGCAGTGGCGGCGTGAAAGCGAAACTCGCGTCAATCTGCGAGCCGATCGCGGCGAAGGCCAACGCCAACGCGACGTACAAAAAGGCCCTCTACATCTCGGTCGTAGACCAAGCCTCCTACGTCGCGCTGGGCAAGGTGGTCGCGGCGAACAATGCGGCACGTCTAGACAACGCCCATTACAACACGCTACTGAAATCGAGGTGATGCCATGCGCTCAGTCCTAGAGGAAGTCGTGGCGCACCTTTCGTCAGCGCTGGACGTGGGCGTGTCTACCGAGGTTCCCGCAGAGCGTCCGTCCTCGTTCGTGGTCGTTGACCCCGTGGGCGGGCGCTCGACGCTTGACGCGCTGCACAGCGACTACGCGATTCAGGCGTGGGCAACGACCTACGCCGATGCGGAAGCCCTCATCCGCGAGGTCTGCGACGCGATGCGCGACCTAAACGCCACCGTCTACGCAGACCCCGTGCCACTGGGCTACGACGGCTCATACCGCTGGTGGCAAGCGACATTCACGATTCACGCGCTCTGGTAGCGCATTAAGGAGCAACTATGGCAAACAGCAACGCAGGATTGGCCACTTTTGGCCGTCCAGCAGACGAGAGCTACTTCAGCGTGGCGCTCGTCTCTTCCAACCCGACTATCCCCACGACCTCGAACGAGACCCTTACGGGCTATTCGACCGTGCGTGTCTCCGAGGCTGGCATTTCCCCTGCCGTTGACCTCGGCAAGGCCGACCCCGCGAAGGACTGGGCGGGCGATGACGTTCTCTCTGCACCGTCGAACCCGTCCGCGAAGCTGGCCGTCCCCATCATCGACAACTCGCAGGCCGCGCAAAAGCTCAAGTACGGCTCCGCTAACGCCACGGCCAACGGCGGTGCGACCTTCGACGGCACGACTGATGCGTGGGTTGTCGTAATCACCGAGCTTCACAACAACGCTGACGGCGAGCCCGCAGCCATCGTGCGTACCGTCTATCCCAACTGCGTGCCGCAGGAGCTTGAGCTCGGCACGCACTCCAAGGACTCGCTCATCATCGACACGGTGACCTTCCAAGCGCTCTCCGACTCCACCATCGGTGGCTACTTCAAGATCCTTGACCCCGTGGCGGTGTAACCATGGCCGACTTCACCATCGTCAAGCCCGTCCCCTTCGTCGTTGAGGGCGCGGACGGCGCGACCTACGAGCTTCCCCGACTCAAAGACCTCAGCGCGGAGCAGGTTGCCGCGATGGGCGAGGTTTCCGAAGCCGAGGGCAAGGAAATGACCGAGCGCATTGAAGCCGTGCGCGGCTTTGTGCTCACACTCTGTCCCGACATCGCGGGCGAACCCATGACCGACATGGCTTACCTCCAACTGTTCACGGCTCTCGCAGAGGGCAGCGGCATCAGCGTGGGGGAATTCTAAGCGTCGCACCAGTCGTGCGCGACCACTACGACGCGCTGGACTTCGACCTGTTTGACAGATGGCGAGTGAGACTTCGTGACGTGCCCCTCAGCATAGGCTGGGGGGCCGTTGCTTTATTCCTGCGCCATCTGCCGTATGACAGCGAGACCATGCGCGAGATAGAGCCACGCACGCGATGGAGCGACGAGACCTATCTGCTCGCAGCAGTCCATGACCTCATCGGTGACCTGTTCGCCAAGGAGTACGAGCACCTCGAGCGACCGGGCACGGTTCCGCGCTTCTCAACGGCAGAGCAGGTGGACGAGGGCGAGCTAGACCAACTGTTATCGCTATTCCGCAAAGAAGGAGGTGCAAATGCCTGACGCAGTAATCGGATCTGCCTACCTGCAAGTAATCCCGAAGATGGACATGAAGTCGCTCAAGACTCAGGGCGCGAGCGCTGGCAAGTCATCTGGCGCGGCGTTCTCCAAGTCGTTCGGCGGCGGGCTCAACGGCATCGGCAGCATTGCGACCAAGGCTTTCGCCGCGGTCACCAAGGCCGCGACCATCGCGGGCGCTGCCGCAGCGACCACGCTAGCTGTCGTGGGCAAGCAGGCGTTCGACGCATACGCGAGCTACGAACAGCTGTCTGGCGGCATCACCAAGCTCTTCGGCGACGCTGACCAAGCCGTGTTCCAACACGCCCAAGAAGCCTACAGGACGGCTGGCATGTCCGCGAACGAGTACATGCAGCAGGTCAGCGGATTCGCGGCGGCGCTCACCAACTCGCTGGGCGGCGATACCGTCAAGGCGGCAGAGCAGGCCGACGTGGCCATGCGTGCTATTTCGGACAACGTGAACACGTTCGGCACGGACATCGATAGCGTGACCGTGGCGTTCCAAGGTTTCGCTAAGCAGAATTACACCATGCTGGACAACCTCAAGCTCGGCTATGGCGGCACCAAGGAAGAGATGCAGCGCCTTATCGATGACGCGAACGAATGGGGCAAGGCCAACGGCAAGGCATCAGACCTCAGCATCGAATCGTTCTCCGATGTGGTAACCGCCATTGATT